CATAATAGTCTCGGACTGAAACCGGACAACCGCTTCCGTTATCATTGGATGAAACACCCCACACGCCCCCGCCCACGGCTCCGTGCGCTCTTCATACTTAAGGCCCAGCAACTTAATGCCGTCTTTCATCATGCTCTCCCAATCCTTGCGGGAGTTAAGGTCGTTCCTTACATCTGACGCCAACTCAGACACTAATGTTTCCAAATCCCGCGCATCCATATATTCCGCAAGATTAGCGTTGAAATCATCAGAACTTTCTTTACCGGGGGTTATCTCAATCTCTATCCCACCCGCGTGTATTTTTACTGCTTCCGGGTCAACAATCTCTATTTCCATGTCCGGTTGGTTTTGCTCGTCAACCATCCCCTGTGGGGGCTGGTAAATACTTTTTTCCATAGCCATATTATTTCCTTAAAGCAGCGTTCGTTTTGGGGTTATACTTAAAAGCTGTCGCGGGTTTCCCGGTTCTTTTAGCGGCCCTGTCTTTTGCACGTTCTTCAGCAGTCATTGCGTCCCGCGCTGCCCCGCTTTTAGTAAATGTTTTGCCATCATCTTTCAATTGCCCCCGCGCTTGCAGCACCGCTATCGCCGCCGCTTGGGGGTCAGACGGAGGGTTCTTCTGGGTGCGCATCTGCTCAGTCAGCCTGTCAAGCAACTGATTCTTGCCCATGAATTTCTGCGTTGCCATAGAAATCCTTTAATAATACGCCATGTTGCGGCGTGACTTAAACTGCTTTATTGGTTGTGCTTCATCCAGCGCGGTGCCAACAAACCCGCCTTGCCTAAACCGTAACAGAGCTTGTGTAGTTGTATCTACAAAGTCATCATGCTCTCCAACCGGAAATGCCGCCATTTCTTCAATAACATCCTGTGCCCATCGTTCGTCGGGTGCCCAAATACGCCCACTGGCAAACAAATCAGCCACTGCGTTTACCCGAACTGTCTTATCATTACCTCTGCTTGGCGTAAACTCTTGAACGGGAATCCCAGCTTTGCGCAACTCTTGAATCAACGGCGCACCCGCCGCTTTCTTTTCAACAATAAACGCATCAGGTTTCCAAGCGTTATAGTGGTCAAGCGCAACCTGTTTTAACTCTGGAAACTCCATCCTGTCTTTAAATGCATCCAGCAGTATAACCTGCGCTACACTCTTTTCCTCTTCGTTGAACCACACCCCCCACGTTGTGCAAGCGCTGTAGTCAGCGGATGTTTTAGCTTCAAATGCGGTGTCCCACGATTGAATTACAAACTGGCATGGCGGTGGGGTGTCGTGGGGCCACACCCGCCACATCTCCCGTTTAATTATGGCAACGTTATCAGAAGTAGGTTCTTGCTGGTATTGAGCGTTCCAAAAACGGGGCTGGAGCGTTGCCTTTGTTTTCAACAACTCCTCAACAGGCCACTTTTCAGGCCACAAAGCTTTACCTGACGGCAAGATAGCGGGGAGTTCTACTATCTCCCACTGGTCAGCGTCGGGGTTTTTAGCTTGGTAGTCCAGCAGCTTGGCGGTTAAGTCCAACTGCCCCCATCGGGTCATTACGACAATAATAGACCCACCCCACATCAACCGCTGGCGGGGGCCGGTTTGATACCAACTCCATGCTTGTTCAAACGGAAGCTTAGACCCGCTCTTTAAATCTTGTTCCGAGTGCGGGTCATCAATCACTAGCAAGTCAGCGCCGCGTCCTGCCAGTGCGCCTCCTGTTCCAACCGCGTAGTATTTCCCGCCTTTAGACGTGCTCCACGACCCTGCGCTCTTAGAGTCGGTGCTGAGTTCTGTGCCGGGAAATAGTTCTTTATACTCGGGAGAGGTAATTAAGTTTCGCACCCGCCGTCCAAAATCCTCGGACAAGGACGAAGTGTGCGTTGCCATGATGATTTGGTATTCAGGATGATGCCCTAGCAACCACGCGGGCAGCAGGTATGAGGTCAACTCTGATTTGCCGTGGCGCGGGGCTACATTAATAATAACGCGCTTCTTTTTGCCATCTAGCACGTCTTTAAAAACATTAGCCATTATCTTATGGTGGCCTCCAACGGAGTAATTGGGATACACTTTTTTGGCAAATTCAATCAGCGACCCTTGCGCGGCGGCTGTCTCCAAGCGCTTGATTTTCCCGTCAAGGAGCGATAGCAGTTGTTCGCTGCGTTCACGCTGGGCTAGCATCAGCCTCTTCCGGTGCAAGTTCAAGTAACTCCGGGGGGATGTCCTGCGCTTTGCCTTCCACCACTTTCATCAAATCCATATACTTATCCATCCGGGTTTGGATTTCTTTCTCCAAGTCCGCGTCGGATAGTGCCACTTCTTTAACCTCAATACGTTCTGTAAATAGCGCCACCTCCGTTACCTTGCCTAGAATCTCAATGGCGCGGAGACGTATCTTGGCGTCGGGGTGCTTGGATTCTTCAAGCAGTTGCGCAATACAATACCCACGTATCTCTTTAGCTTGTTCTACAAAAGCCCAATCATAAGCGGTGAGCATCCCGACAAGATGCTGGACAGCTTTTGGAACTACAACTTTGTGTAGTGCTTTCTTTTGGGTTTCCGCGTCAAGCGGTATGGTCATTGCGGCAAAGGCAGCTTGGGCAGACTTCTGCTGGGCGTTTGTAATTGTGGCGTCGTCGTCAAAGCCGAGGTCTTTTAACCACGCAGCCGTGGTTGTCTTCCCATCAACAATGTCGGCTGGCGGGGCTTTAGTATCCGATACAAACCGCGCCTCATCCGGCATCACACTGGGCGCGTAGTCCGCATCTTGAATGCTGATTAGGTGCTCAAACATTTAACTCCGCGCTTAAAAAGCGAAAAACGTGTTTACTCTTTGTCCAACATAGGATACTCTACTAGCTCCTCCGTTGTGAAGCGCTTTTTAAGCGCCCTCCGAGTGGCCCCACCTCCCCCGGGGCCACTTTTTTGTCTACCTATGCCTAAGATTAGACAAGACTGAAATGCCGTATTTAAATCCTAAATGTAAAAAATTAGACATTAGACTTTAATTTTAGGCAACGTGTTTCAAAAACAGTGTTATAGCCAAGCCGCCTCGCCGCACCGCCAAAAGGGTTGCCCCGCCCCCCGTGGGGTTCCACCGCCCCATTGCCCCGCCGCCATTGCCCCGTTGCGGAGCTAATCGAGAGATACCAGAACGTGTTGTGCTATAATGGTGTTGTCGAATTGCTTCACGCCGTGGGGCAGCGACGCACTCGTAGACGCCTTTGTCTACGAGTTATTTACCTAAAGGAAACAGCATGAACATGGAAATCGAAGTTCGGAACCAAGCCTATTTGATCTTCAACACGATCGAAAACGCTTCCTGCGACTTTGCAGAGAAGTTGCTGGAGTTAGGGATTGATCGAGTGATCGGTAGGGCGCTGTGCATGGAATGGGCCAGTGCCAAACACGGGACGCGCATCGTTCAAGGCGGGCAACGTGGCCCCGCATTACCAGCAGGTAGTGCAGCGCAGAAAGCCTTTAGTAGAGTTTGTTTGTTTGTGTGGCCGGCGGAATCGGCCACGCCTAGCAAGGCGAAGCGTAGCAACACCGACCCGGTAGCGAAGTTGCTTGCCGCGTACGGCAAGCTTACGGCAGGGCAGAAGCGTTCGTTCAAGGCGGGTATCTAACTCGTAGACATTCGGTCTACGAGATTTGACAGATTCCCACGGACTGATTCCGTGGGGCGCGATGGGGGCGGCGCTATTCTGCCCCCGTTTGTTTTGGAGAAATCATGTTCATAGACGGACAGTTTTACCACGGGCGCGGTGACGCCCGCGACAGCGAGATAGCGTCTCTCTACGAGACGTTGGACAAAATAGTGATATCCGATTTTGAACCGCCCACAGAGCAAGTAGTAAGAATAAACCAACGCCTAACGGCGCTTGGTGTACCGCAGTAGTCCCGCACTCGTGCGCCGTGACAGGGCGCACTATGGGCGCGATTGCCCCCAAAACTCGTAGACATTTTGTCTATGAGTTCTCACTTGAAAGGAACAGCATGAAAAGATACGAGCAGTTGTTGGAAGACTACTATGCAGCCATTACGTGGCTGCACCACGACTTCGCTGCGGGGGTAGACGACAACCTCGCCTACATGGACGAACTCATGCACCAGTGGATGAAACTGCCCCTGACGCACGATGAGATAGACACGCTC